CACGTTGCGATGGTCGGCGACTTGCACGCGCAGCGAATCCGGGAGACTCGTGCGCGCGCTGACCTGCTTGAACTTGAGCGCCGCAAGACTGAAGGTGATCTTGTGACAATGGAGGAGGCTCGCAGTGTCATCCGGCAATACCTTGGTCCGATGCGGGACATCCTTACCACAGCGCCGATGGCCTTGGCTGCGCGAGTCAATCCGGCAGACCCCGAGCTTGCCCGGATGCAACTGGAGCAATGGTCGGAAGACAATCTAAAGAAACTGCATGACGTATGAGACTAACCTACACACAGCTTTATAACGCGCACACCAAAGGCGACGACTGGCCCACACAGACCGCATGGAAGATTGTCGAAAAGCTTCGGATTGAAAGCGGGCCGTATGACTCGCTGTGGTGTGTGAAGATGACACCACACCAACGTGACGTAGCATTCAACGCGATCCGCGACGTGCTGAACAAATCGGCGGAAGTGAGACAATGACTCTCAAGACCTTCGCGCGGGAAGTCTTCACAGCTCAGAGCAAGCAGGCTGTTTCCGCTTGGAGCGAGGGGGCGCTTGTCATTCCTCCCGGCAAGTCCGAGTCCCCCGGCCCGTTATCGTGGCTTGGCCGGGACTACATGCGGGAACCTTTGGATGCGTGGAATGCGCCGGGCGTCACAGACCTTGTGTTGTGCTTCGGATCGCAGACGGGCAAGTCAACTCTCATGATCGCGGGCGTGGCTTACGTGCTTGTCAACTCTCCGTCTGGCTTGCTATGGGTGCACCCAACGCAACAACTTGCGCGGAGCTTCTCGACCACGCGGTGGTTGCCTGTTGTCAAGGTATCACCCAGCCTGACCACATTGATGCCGACGGGATCAGCGAAACGCACGGGGATGACACTGCTCCAGCAAGAGTTTGGTCCAAGCCTTGTGAACTTCGTTGGGTCAAACTCGCCTGCCAACCTTGCCAGCCGCCCCGCGCGCGTTGTGATCATGGATGAGGTTGACAAATTCCCGAAGGAAGTCCGATCCGAAGCAGACGCTGTGAACCTCGCAGAGCAGAGGACCAAGAGCTTTACAAACCCGCTCAGGGTGAAAGCTTCGACGCCCACGGAAGAGGACGGGCTCATCTGGCAAGAGTTTCTGAAAGGCGACCAGAGGCGCTATCAAGTCCCATGCCCGCTCTGTCGAAAGCCGGTTGTATTCGCTTGGTCCGAGCAGTTCTGCGTCATGCCGCGTCTCGGTTGCGAAGCCTGGGTGGCATGGGACTCGACAGCCAAACGCGCCGACGGCTCATGGGATCTGGACCGAGTGGCGCGGAGCGCGCATGCAGTCTGTCCGCATTGCGGAGGAGACATTCCAGACAGCGCGAAGACTCGCATGATCCGAGATGGACGATGGGTGCCGACGGCTACGGCTACCACAACACGCGGCTTTCGTTCCTACCACCTTCCAAGCCTCTACGCTGTTGGGACACAGACTAGCTTCGGTGCGCTGGCTGTCGCGTTCCTCCGTGCGAAGAAGTCATTCCTTGGGTTGCGCGGCTTCGTCAACGGCGCGCTATCAGAGCCATTCATGCGGCAGGACATGCGGACTCAGAGGGTCGAGGTTGTAGTCTCGAAGCCCGAGGCGAAGGCTGAGGCAAGTAAGATCATGACTGTGGACTGCCAGCATGGCAGCCCGCATTTCTGGTACGTGGTGCGAACATGGGAACGCACGGAGGCCGGCACTGTGACGACCGCGATCCGTGCTGGGCACGCGGAGACATGGGAGGACCTGCACAGCATCAAGACCGCCGAGGGTGTGCCTGACGCTGCTGTGATGGTTGACTCCGGGTGGGGTGCTAGGTCAGACGCGGAGGTGTATCGCCGTTGCGCGGCTTACTCGGAATTCGTTTTTCTTGAGGAGCGCGGCAAACATTTCGGCACGGGCTGGTGCCCAGCCAAGGGTATGCCTAGCCGCAAGACCTGGAAGCAGGCCGGCAGCGAATCGCAAGCCCCGTACTTCACGCGCTACATCGATCCCTTTGCGGGCACGTCAGACGGCGGCAAGGCGGAGATGGTCCTTTTCGAGTTTGCGTCTGACTGGTTCAAGGACCTGTTGTCGGTGCTACGCGATCCAGAGCAATCGAAGGACCTCGGGGTTACCTGGGCTGTAGCCAAGGACGTGGCCACGGAGCAATACTGGCAACACCTCGACGCGGAATATCTGGACCAACAGCCGAGCAAAAAGACAGGCAAGACAACTCGGACGTGGACGAAGCGCAGCCAGCGGTGGCCCAACCACCTGCTCGATTGCGAGGTTATGCAGCTAGCCTTCGCAATGTGGTGCGGTCTACTGCCAACAATGCCAGGGGATTCATGAGTGACAACCTATCGCGCAAGGACATTGCACGACTGCTCGACGTGAGTGTCGACCAGGTGCGTCGCAATGAAACGCGATGGGGGCTGAAGCCTGCGCGGCGAGTCTTCAACCTGCGCTTCGTTCGGTATCGCAAGGGGAAGGTCATAGAAGCACTACGGGCTATGGGATTGATTGATGACTTGCCGTAACTGCCGCAACTGCCGCAACTGCCACAACTACCACTAGACTAGTTTAGTTGCCCACGCGTACCTTATTCGCGTGGCGCAAATAGCAGCATCAACCTACCGGGCGGCAGTCACCTACGCGGTGTCGCAAGCCAGCGCTGGGGCGTTGCGCACTTGGTTAGCTGCTAAGGTTGCTTCTACTTTCGGCGACGTATCCTCTGGTCGGTCAGTTGCTAGCGTCAGCATGAACGGCGTTAGCACTTCCTTCTTTGATCCAGCTTCCGCTGGCATGTCACAACAAGATGCCGTCCAAATGTGGCAACGGCTTCTGGAGTTGTGCGACACTTGCATAACCTACCTCGACGACGACGAGGCTACCAACGCCGAGATTGCTGCCGAAATGACAGGCCGGTTGCCGGACGTTTATCAGCATTCGGTTGAATTCGCGGGGATGAACCAATGGTAAACGCGCTCCGCCATTGGCTGGCCAGGTTACTCGTTGGCAACGTCTATGAGGCTGCGCAGTATTCGACGCGGCGCAGTCGGATTCAATCCACCTACACTTCAGCGCGATTCGATATTTCAACAGCGTCCAGGCAGACACTCGCCCAGAAGGCTAGGTATTACGAGCGCAACTCGTGGCTCGTCAACAAGCTAGCTGACATTTTCGAGTCTGGCACGGTAGGCACTGGCTTAGTGGTTCAGCCTTCAACGGATGATGACGAATGGAACCAGCGGGCCAGTGACTGGTGGCAGACATGGTGCAAGTTCCCGGATGCCACGAGCAGGCAAAGCTTCGGCACACTGCAAGGCCTGATGGCGCGGACATGGTTCATCGACGGCGAAACATTCGTGTTGAAGTCGATGGGCCGGGTCGGGCCGAGGGTGCAGATCATCGAGGGGCATCTGATCCGCACGCCAGACGGACAGGAGAAAAACAAGCAGTGGATTGATGGGATATTCGTTGACTCGAATGGTAGGCCGACTGGATACGCTGTACACGCGGAGGAGGACGCAGGCAGACTCAAGCTCATCGAGGTGGTACCAGCGGAACGAGTGTGGCACCTATTCGAGCCACAGCGTCCAGGACAGTATCGCGGGACTTCGTTCCTATCTCCTGTTCTCAACGCTCTCCATGATCTTGATGATTTATGGAAGCTTGAGATGCAGGTTGCAAAGCTGGCCGGGACTCTCGGTGTGCTGAAGACGAATGCAACCGGAACATTCGACCCGCTCCGATTCCGCAGGTCACAGGTCACTCGCAGCAACAGCACAGCGGGCGGCGCAGCGACAACTGAGACAACCACGGACTTGATCGAGGATGCTACTGGCGCAATGGCTATCGCGCTTGGAAATGGTGAGGACATCAAGCAATTCATTGCCACTCGACCCACAGAGCAACAGCGCCAACATTGGCAACTCATCACGAAAGCGATCTGCATTGGGGTAGGTATTCCCTACGTGATGGTAGACCCAGACAGTATGCAAGGGACTGTGTACCGTGGCAGCCTCGACCTAGCTGCATCTTTCTTCGCCCAGCGTTCAAGCGTAATTGCCGATGCGTGTCGTGACATCTACGGCTATGTTATGTCCGTCGCTCGGAACACACCGGAACTATCCGGAGCGCCAACCGAATACTGGGCGGCGAATGTACTCCCGCCAAGAGGAGTAAACGTTGACATAGGTTATACTATGTCGGCTAACCTCCAAAGTCTCCAGGCCGGCACGGACGACCTGGAGACTATCCTTTCACCAAGGGGACTCGATTGGAGAACTGTGCTGCGCAGGAAAGCAGAGCAGGCTGCTTACATCAAAGAGCTCGCGGCAGAGTACGGTGTCGACCCTAGTGACATTGCGAACATCAACGGAAAGCAACAGGCCGCGCAAGCTCCGAGTGAAGAGGAGGAGAAGCCTGACACTGAAGAGGAGGAAAAGAAGTGAAACCGTTTTGGGAAATCACGAACAGCGCAAAGAGCACGAAAGTCCTCCTTTACGGAATGATTGGCCGGGACTGGGATGGCAGCGGCAATGATCCGAAGGAGTTTCTCGAAGCGTGGGACGCGATTCCACAAGGCCCTATCGACCTGCACATACACTCTCCCGGCGGCTACGTGTTCGACGGGCTTGCGATTTACAACACGGTAGCTTCGCGCAAGCCCGACGTTACTGCGTACGTCGATGGGCTTGCGGCTAGCACCGCAAGCTGGATTGCGTGCGCGGCTAACAAGGTGGTCATGCCGAAGACCGCGCGCATGATGATTCACGACGCACAAGGCTTCGTAATCGGCGACTCTGAGACTATGCGCGAGCAGGCCGAGTTACTTGACAATGAGAGTGACCGGGTTGCGCAAATGTACGCTGACAAGACTGGCAAGTCGAAAGAGAAGATGCGTGACCTCATGCGTGCCACAACCTGGATGGATGGCATCGAAGCACACGAGATCGGGCTTGCGGATGAAGTCACAGACAGCACGGCGCAACCTAACAACTTCAACCTTTCCCGCTTCAAGTGTGTGCCTGGAGCGGGCGGCGGACTAAGCCCCGCCAAGACGGAAAAGAAAAACACAAACCAGCCGAAACCTATGGATAACCCAACAAACACGGCGGGGCCTAACCCTCAGCCGGACATCAGACCCGTGAACGTGATTGATCACAACGCGGAACTTGAGCGCCTGCGGACGGCGCTTGAGTCCGAGCGGAAAATCAGGATCACGAACCAGCTCCACAACATTGCCGCGACGCGACCCAGCATCGACGTTGCCAAGTGGCTGCCGGACGTGCTGAAGAACGAGGGACTCCTCGAAAACCTCAAGGCGTTCCCGGTGGTAGAGAATCAGACTCCACAGCCGAGCGGCGTTGTGAACATCGGAAATCCTCTTCTCAACGACTTGGAGAAGAAACCGAAAGGCACACGCGAACGTTACGAGTTTCTGCGCAATCACCTGCCGGAACTTCATCGACTTCGTGGGTATGACCCGATGAACGCGAACACTCTGAGTACTACCCTGGTCCCAGCGTTCCTGGCCGAGCAGTTCGTCCAGACCGCGCAAGTGCAACTCGCCCCGCTGGCTGCTTTCTCTCGCGATTTCGGCCTGGATCGCATTCGCCCTAGGGCAACCGTGGTTGTCGCGAAGCATACGAGCGGTCCGACGGTTCAGACTAACGCGACGAACTTCGAGTCTGGCGATAGCAAACTTGACCCAATCAGCGTGACTATGAACCAGTACACTGCGAGCTTCCACCTGGACAATGCCGCGCAGAATCAGGGATTCAGAATGGCCACTCTCGCCGAGGGTGCGACAATCAATCTCGCGAAGAAGATTTCGAGCATCTGGACCACCTTGCTTGCGACTGCTACCTACGGCGCTGGCACTGCTATCGGCGCGGCTGCCAGCTTCGACCGCGACGATCTGCCGGCGATTCTGGCGCTGGCCAAAGACTGGCCGAGAAAAAATCTGGTGCTCGATTGGGGACATCTCGCATACCTGCTGCCGAAGGACGTGAACTACTTCGGGCTTACGAGCGGTGACATTCCTGGACGCGAAGGCCTGAAGCCCTACGGCTTCGACATGGTTGTAGCGCAGAACGACTGGACCGGCGCCGCGTCCAATACCGTTGGCGTTGTCTGTGATCCTGATGCGATCGCAGTTGCTAGCGGTCTTCCGGTCTCGTTCGGCAGTGGTTCTAGCATTGTCACGGAAACTGCCACAGTCGAAGGACTCGGACTTACCGTGCTTGCGTGCTCGTGGTTCTCGAATGCGTCGCGTACCACCTGGGCATCCTACGATGTTGTCTTCGGTGCCGCAGCCGGTGACACCAACAAACTGAAAATCCTTGTGAGATCGTAACACTATGAGACGAGCAATCACGCTGGGAATCGACTCCACAGGAAAGACCACCATCATTCATGGAGTTGATGTTCCCTATGCCGAGCAACGGCGCGAGTTCGCGGAGGCGCGCGCGGCACACTCGACTGGCAAGTGGGTCGAAGTCCTGTTCGCCTCCGAGTTCAAGAAGCTTCGTGTTGCGAAGCCGGAGCAGACTTCCGAAGAGCAGAAACGCAAGGTCAAGTAACTAACCAACCAGCCCCAGCTCACGCGCTGGGTTATGTTCCTCTCCCAGCGCGTGAGCAAGGCGGACACAAAATGAAAAGGCTCTTACTCTCGACACTGCTTCTCATGCTGTGCCCGCTGGCGCTGGCGCAGTATTCGACAGCAACGCTGACTCACGGGCTGACTAATAGCATTAAGAAAGGCGCGCAATGACTATCACACGAATCGCAGAGTCGGCAGTCACAGCCAACCGTTTTGTCAAGGCCGGCACCGCTGCAACACAATGCGCACTTTGCGGCGCTGGTGAAACTCCCATCGGCGTTAGCGCGAACAGCGCAGGCACAGGTGAAATCGTGACGATTCATCCAGTCTCAGGCGATCCTGCCGGGGTGACTGCCACTGACTCAATCGAGTTTCTTAGCGCGAGCGGGTGGACCTCGACGAACTGGACAGGGGGCTGGGTTGCAGGTTGGAAACACACTACCGGCAATGTTAGCGCGCTAGCGTCGCCAACCGCAGCAGTCGCAGGCCGCAAGTACAAGGTAAGTTGGACTGTCACAGGCCGGACGGCTGGCACGTTCACCGTTACCTTCGGCGGGCACACATACCCAACTCTAGACCGATCGGGATCTGCCATCCTTGTTGCGAGCACTACCGGCGCGTTGACCATCACGCCAACCAGCACGTTCAACGGCACGATTATTCTGTCAATCGTGTGCTGCCGAATCGAGTTTGGAGACAACGTGGGCGTAGCGGCTGGAGGACTAGCCCAAACTAACAGCACCGGGCTTATGGTTGGTAAAGCGATCAGCGCCGCCGAAACAGGCGAGACACTGAGCATGTCATATAGCTCGGCGCCGTCCGGTGGATCCGGTGGAGACGCTGCGAGCGTGACAATTGTCACGGCCGCACCGACCGCCGACCCAGGAGTGGCTTCCGGCACAAGTGCGTTCTGCATCTATTACGACACAGCCTTCAGGGGCTTCTACTTTTGGAACGGAACCGCGTGGGAACAGATGGTGTAACATGGGCCTTGCTGCTACAGCCGATGAAGGCGCAACCGTACTACTCGCAGCGGTGGGTGAAACACTCACATACTCAAGTGCTACCTATGCGTGCGTACCGGCACACATCGAGGCCGGCAACACAGTCACGGTCGGCGGCAAGGAGGAGGACCTGACTATGGCATTTGCCTTCCGACCAGCTACCACGCCCACGCCTGGCCAGAAGATTACTTACGACTCAAAAACTTTTAGAATATACTCGGTCCAATACAACGCAGACAACCTAACAGTTATCGCCCTATGCACTACACCACACGCCTAATCTTTCTCGCTGCGCTGTGCGGACTGACTGCCCACGCGCAGATAATCAAGAGCAACGTCTTCACGCGTAAGGACCTGACATCCGCCGCTAACAAAGCCGCGGCCCGTGCTTTGCTGGGGATTTCTGAGTGGGTAACGAACAGCGTTCCGTCCTACACAAACAGCGTTCCGTCCTACACAAACATCGTCGCGGACCTGACCGCGCTAGCAGCGTACAGCGGAGCGTCCACTCTCGTCCTGGTCACAGACGCTTTGCGTGGAGGCGCGTTCCGCTATGAGGCCACAGGATACACTGCTGACGGTGGAGTTGTTATCGACGCTACCACAGGCAAAGGTTCTGGCGCGTGGGTAAGACAGTGCGACACTAACGCGGTGTATGCGCGATGGTGGGCTGCTGACAGGACCGACCTCGGCGCTGCGTTACGCTCGGCGCGCGACTACATCATGCCACTTGGCGGCGGGACAATCTACATCGACGGTGACTGGACTTGGGGCGCGACCGCTGATGGCGAGGCATACAGCTCCGCCGTGGCGCTCGGGACAGTAGCATCAGGAACAAACGCGTCGAACCAACTGAACATCGTTGGCGTTGGCAAGCCGCGTGTGTCGCGGGCGGCGACTGGTACATATACGATCAATTGCCTTATGGGCCGCAGCCTGCTAACGGACTCTACACCAGCGATCAATGTTAGGATTGATGGCATCGCCTTCGACGCGGGCGGAAGTTTGGGCGCTGGAATGACTAATGGTGTTCTGCTCTCTGCGCAGTCGAACTATGAGACTAATAGAGGATCATTCTACGTCGCCAACTGTACGTTTGAAAACATGGGGTTGAACTCGATCAGTGCTAGCGTGACAGGCATAAACACCATTGACAATTGTACGTTCAGCGGGCAAATGTGGGGCAACCACGGAGGCCAGATTTATGTCGGAGACGCGGATGCAAATGTCATCATCAAAAACTGCACCTTCGACCAGTTGACCTATCGCGATACTGGGTTGAGCGGTGCCGCTTACGCCGGTTACACAAAAGCACTCTACGCGAACGTATACAATTCCTGCGTGGTTCAAAACTGCCATTTCTACGGGGCGGGTGGCCTTAATTTGCGACACTCTCATGCGCTCGTCAGCAACAATACTTTCGTTGGTATGGGCGGCGCGTCAGCTCTTGACCGTGGCATATTCAATGTGATGATAAATAGAATAGATGCAACTACGGTGAGCGATGTATCTATAGTTAACAATCTGTTTATCGAAAGTCAGGCCGCTTGGGACGTCCAGTTGTCCAGCACCGTAGGTACAATCGAGCGCGTGCTGATCGCAAACAACAACAGCCGCAACACACACGGCACGGCCAAAACGTTTATCTACGTGTACGAAGGGATTGTAGATAACGTTAAGGTGCGAGACAACACGGTCAGTGGCTGCACGCACTTTATTAATGCGTCCAGAGCCACTGCCGATCCT